ATGAGGAGTAAGTTTTATATCAAGTTCTTTGGTAATGTAATAATACAGTTCAAGTGCATTTTCGTTTTCAAAAATATATTTCATAGCTCTACTCCAATTATAAAACATACGATGAAATTATTTGTCCAATTGTCTTTATTTCTCCACCTGCCGAAAAATCAAACTTTACATTCCCTAATCCACTATAGCAAAGTGTCAATTCTGCATCCATATCTAAAGTTCCAGCAGTTTCAATTGAGAAAGCTTGAATTTTAGAATATGGCAAAGAAGTAAAATCTTTCTTTGAGCCAGTGATTCCTTGTACATTGCATGCAATAAGACGTTTGCTTGTAAATACAACGTAGTCTCGTAGAGAGCTATAATATCCGATAATCTGTTCATCTGGAACTAAGAGTTCAATTATATCTTTTGGTATGTTCTTTTCTTTTGATTTGCTAAGTTTAAAAACTTTTTTGTTTTGAAAATCAATCATTTCAATTCCTCTCTTTCATTTCTTTTTTATATAATCGCGGTGCGGTTACATCATTAGAATAATTCCGCAACAGTTAAGTTGGGAATAAAGTAAATTATGTAGTTGTCTAGTGTTGTGTAGACGCCATATTTATTTCTGTAGCATTCTATCGCTTCATGTAAAAATTCTTCGGTCACTTCCAAATATTCGGCAATTTCGTGCATATCTTGGCAACCAGCTTCAAAAGCTCTGATAATGCCAGCAAGTCCTATTTGCTTATTGTATGCCCATAGTCTTGCCTGCCGTTCCTGTTTCCGATTTTGAGCATTGGTCATATCTATTATATTTCCAACAGTAGTGTAATGGTGTCCGAGTTCTTCGGCAAGCACACAGGCCTTTTCAATGGATGTTTCAATATCTTTTCGGATGGCTATTTTATTTCCTTTAATAAGTCCATTATTGTATTTTAATGCTTTTTCCTTTACGATAAGCCCACTATCGCAAGCTTCGTTCAAAAGAGATTCATAGTTCATTGGACGACACCTCCAGTAAAATTGATAGCAAGTCTAGAAATTTTCGTCATCCATAATATCACTTTCAGAGACATCAGCATCTTCAGCATCTTCAGGAATAGTGATATCAGTACGTGCATGTGCTGCATTTAAAATAGGTTCTTCTAATTTAGTTAAATTAGCCAAAGAAGAAGCATATTTTAGTAATCGCTCTTGAGATGATTTAGGTAGAGAATTATAAGTTTCTACTAAAACATATTCATTAGAATCGGTATCTATAATATAATCAATATTTTCCCAACCCATAAGATAAGAAGGGCGACAGCCAAAAATTTTTGCCATTTCTTCTATTGTGCTTCTTTTTATATTTTCAACTCTACCATTTTCATATTTTGCAATGGCAGATTTCTTTAATCCTAATTTTTGGGCAAGTTCTTCTTGTGTCATTTTTTGTTGAGTACGACACTTTTTTATTCTGTTAGCCATTTTACACATAGAATTTTCTCCTTTCTTAAGTGTCTTAATTTTACTACATAAATATAAAAAATGCAATATATTTGTTTAAAAGTGTCTTAAAAAGAAGAAAAAGTGTTGACATGGATAAATATGGGTGGTAACATTTAAGTGTCTTAAAAAGACACAAAGAAAGGAGAACGGGAAATGAATAAAAATAGACTTGAGTCAGTAATGAAACTTAATAATGATAATGGACAGACATTAGCAAAGTATTTAGGTATTGCAAGAACTACTTTTTCAAATAAGTTGAATGAGACAAGGGGAGCAGAGTTTACACAGAATGAAATTCGAGGCATAAAAGAACGCTATCATTTATCCGCAGAAGAAATTGATAAGATTTTTTTTGATACAAAAGTGTCTCAAAAAGACACTGAAAGAAAGGAGAATGATGAAGATGGTGGAAGAAGATAAAACGTCTAATAAGGACAGTGTTGAATCTGCTCGTCGATTTGGAGCTCTTATGGGGCGGATCGACAAATCAAGGGAAGAATCCAGAAAAAGATTCTTACTCTCGATTGTCTTTCACATTATTACGATAATAGTCCTGATATTAATAGGGTTATCGCTGTTGTAATAACGGAGACGACCACAGGAAAAAGAATGGAATTAAAGAGTCTATCTTTTATCTCCTTTTTTCGAATAGTCTTCTCTAATTCAAAATAGTAAAACCCTGTATGGGTGAGCCAGAACGAAGCCACTTGATTGTATGTGTTAAACTCGCCATCTCGGGCAAGTCCTATTTCTAGAAAATAGCGGATGCAATCATTTATCTCTATCAGAGATATTTGTTGGCTTTCAGGATACTTTTCATCAAAGTATGCGTGAATCATGTGGGGTTGAATTGCGTAATTGTCTCGTCTGGTGTCCCATAGGTCATAAACGCAGCATTTTAAAATTTTTCTGGCTGTTTCAGTAAGGGGTGGTAATTCGTACATGATAACTTACTCCTTTTCATAATTATTCCGACTGGTACTCGGTAATTAAATTATAGGAGAATATTGAAAGGAAAACAAGACAAGGGTATCTATTTAAAACATTTGAATCAGAAGAGAAAGGAGAGTGATGAAGATGAAGCTTGACAGAAAAAAATATGAACTTGCAAGAGCGAGAGCTTGCATGGGACAGAAAGAACTTGAAATGGCCGGAATCCCGAAAGGAACGTTGTGCCGTATTATCGGTGGCGGAGAAGCAAGACCGGAAACAGTCGGGAAGATTGCAAAGGCTCTTGGTATTGATGTAACTGAAATTATTAAAACAGAATAAAATACGCCTGCCAGTGTGCGTAGTGATGATAGATATGACCATTGGAAGGAGAATATTGAAAGGAAACAAGAAATATTGAGTATTTCTTAGAGCAGGAGGTACAAGTGGAGAATAAGAAAGGAAGAGAAAAGCGTTTGAAATCAGCAAGAGTAATAGAGGTAATCGAAATTAAATTGGCTAAGGGAGAAGGAACAGAAGCCAACCCAGTACGTTTAGCGACACAGTACTGGGCATTAAATGGAGAATTCCTTTTTGAAAAAGATAAATAAAGGTTATTTTTTAGATTTTGATAAAAGCTTTTGAGCTTCAGCGACAGCTAATTCGGAATCAATAAAAGTAACAAACGCATCGAGGAATGTTTTCAAGTCAGAAAAATTATATTCATCATGTTTGCGAGAATAGTGTGTTTCGTCATTACCAAGCCAAGCAGAGGCACTTGCCAAAACTTTTAAACGCTCATCGGAAATGTAGTCTGATATACAATTTGACAGAGTTTTTTCTTGATACTATCGGATTCGTTAGGATTTTTTAAAATAGCATAATCTTTCACTAAGAATTCTAAAGCTTTACGATATCCCATACCACAAATAGAAGTCAAACCGGTGTTTTCTGCTGTGAGAGAATCCGTATAAATTTCTATAAATTGTGGAGAAAGAGATTTAATATTATCAGAAAAAAATCTAGTTGATTTTGAATGAGGAGCAGAAAAAATAAAATTATATCCACTGGTGTCAAAATCATACTCGTGGCGAGAGATGAAACAGCTATCACAGGAAGAACAGTAGTTAAAGGTATAAATTATATTGTCTTCTTCATCATCACCAGGAATTAAACATGCAGAAATTATATCGGGATTCAATCCTTTATTACAGCATGGGCAAAAAGAAGCAAGCTCGACCAATTCATGAGTTACAGAATAGTCGCTTAGATCAGTAACATTAAGATTCGTTTTCATTAGTTAAATTCCTTTCTTTTGTACTAGGCATTGAAGATGCCTGTAAGTAAATTATAGAGGATTTTAGAGATAGAGACAAGATGGATAAGAAAAGGAGGGAGAAGCGTGTTTGAGAAATATCTTAAATTACTCAACGAGAATTTAGATTGGGTAAAGAAACAGCTCAAAGAAGATAAGTACATGAAGAACTTAAAACTTGCAAGACAGGTATGCAATGCACATAAGTACAGAGTCGTTGGAATGCTTGAGTTGATGCAAGAAATTGAAGAAATCACATGGGAAAAAGCATTTGAAGAAAGAAAAAAAGTGGATGAGCTATTTGAGCTTGAGAATTTGCTTGGGGAAATCGAGAAGAATAAAAGCTGAAAAAGCAGATCGGAATAGGAGGCTGGGAAAATGGAAGTAGGACGAATACTGACAAGAGAGGCAGCAGCAATACTTAATGTATCACCGCAGTTCGTGCGGGTAGCAATGCAACAGGGGAAACTCCCGATCGGAACGGCGGTACAGATGTCTTCAATATGGACATACCACATATCAGAAAAGCTGCTTGCAGATTATACCGGGAAAGACATAGAAAAAGAAATTCAGAAAATACGAGGAGTAGAATTGTAAGAATAAAAATGGAAAATCCAATAAAGATTGTGAGATACTCCGCGGCGATTGAATTTGAAAGCGGAACAGTGAGTAATATGCAATGCATGAAAGGCACGATGGAAGAAGTAAAAACCAAAGCAGAAGCGGTGGCGGAAAAGCACAATGTAGAAGTAGTAAATATAATATAAAAAGCTGGCATTTGCAGATGCCAGCAGGACCATAAAAGTATGGTGATATAAAAATATACCTAAAATTATATTACCATACGGTCAGATTTTGGTCAAGAAAAACTGGGGATTCAACCCCGGTTTAACACTTGATAAAGATATTAAAGTTAGGACATATGGAATATGATTAAACGAAAAAAATACACATTCAGGCATGGAGAGATAATTGATGTAGAAGAGTTCCATGATGGTAAATATGGTGGACCTGGAAAGAAAAGAGTAAAGAGAGCAAAACCTACAGAAGAACAGATAAGAGAGACCAATGCTCGAAACAAGGCAAAGAGGTGCAGGCAGAGACTGTTGGAATACTTTACTCCGGGAGATATATGGGCGACATGGACTTATGAAGTGAAAAACAGACCGCCAACTATGAAAGAGGCACTGGACGATTTTCAAAAGGCAATGCGATATGTGAGAAAAGAATACAAGAAACGAGGTTATGAACTTTTTTGGATACGGAATATTGAGCAGGGAACAAAAGGGGCATGGCATATCCATGTTGTGATCAATGAAATCGTAGATACGGCTAGTATTCTACAGAAGGCATGGAAGAAAGGTGGAACATGGTTTACAGAAATTTGCAAAAGTAAATTCTATGATGAGGATTTTACCTTGTTAGCAAATTACATGACAAAAGATGAGCATACAGTGGGAATGAAAAAAGATGGAAATCCTGGAAAACCAAGATTGAGAGCGGCAAACTATAACATCAGCCGGAACATGCCTTTGCCAAAACCGGACGTGGATAAATTATTACGATGGAAGCGAGAACCAAAAGCACAAAAAGGGTATTACATAGCAGCGATTCATGAGGGTATCAACCAGGTGACGGGATATAAATACCGGAGATACACAATGATTAGGTTAAACAGGAGAATCTAAAATGAAGAAAGCAAAAATTTACACAGAAACAACTCTGAAAGGTCCATCTGTAAAAGACGGAGCTTACGGAGCGGTGATTGAGTATATTTTAAAAGATGGGAAAACGGTAACAAAAGGATTCTATCGCATAGAAAGAAATACTACACATCACCGAAGTGCACTACAGGCGATACTACTGGGACTCAGTAGATTCAGGGAAAGATGCGAGATTGAGTTAGTGACAGGAGATGTTTTTATTGCAAATTCTATCAACCAGGAGCGACCGAAGAATTGGAGCAGGCTATCAATACAGAACAGCGCCGGAAGTCTTAGGACAGTGGGGAGATTATTTGAGTATGTGCAAAGCACAGAACAAAAATATGGATGATGAGATGGTTTATAAACCACGCGATTTAAAATTGCGACATGATCAGGCGGTTACAGATGCGAACCAGCTTAAAATTGTAAAAGAGATGGAACGAAATAAAGAGGTTCGTGCAGCAGAAGCGAAAAAAATGAGAGAAAAGTATCCTCAAGCAGAGAAGAATTTGGAGGACATTAGAACACGATATGAGTATGGAAATGCGGAATACATCATTGTAGTTCCACACGATTTGGTAGAGATTATCGAAGAAGGACAGGCATTGCACCATTGCGCAGGAGCAACAGAGCGGTATTTTGACCGAATCGAGAGCCAGGAAACATATATTTGTTTCTTGAGACGTGCGGAGCAACAGAGTATACCATTCTATACGATTGAAGTAGAACCGTCAGGAACAATCCGACAGCACCGCTCATATATGGATGAAGAACCTGGAATTGAAGAGATTAGAGGCTTTTTGCGAGAATGGCAGAAAGAGCTAAAGAAACGACTAACGGAAAAAGATAAACAACTTGCAATGATCAGCAAGGAAAAAAGGGAACAAAATATTGCAGAACTGAAAGAAAAGAATAATACAAGAGTATTAAAGGGATTAGCGGAAGACTTTATGGAAAATCTGATAGATTTTGAAAAAATGGCATAGGAGGAAACATGGAAGAGATTATAACTTATAACAATTACGAAGAATACAAAAACACAGTAAACCGTGTGCTGAATAAAACGGTAGAAGATTTTGTGACAATCGGTTATTTGCTCAAAAAGGGAAGAGATACAGATATCTTGAAAGGGTCCGGATATGCGAATGTAAATGAATTTGCAGAAGCGGAGTATCATTTGGATGCTTCGCAAGTATCGAGGTTCATCCGGATAAACGACAAGTTCGCAGTGAATGGATACAGCGACAGATTAAAAGAAGAGTATCGAGGGTATGGATACGCAAAGTTGGCCATAATGCTAACGCTTCCGGATGAATTGACAGAAGAATTATCGCCGGCACTTAGTAAAACAGAAATACAAGCGGTAAAAGCGGAAGTTGAAGAAGAGGGAAAGACGACAGACATTGAAGTGTTCCTGGAAGGAACGCAGAAAGAACAAGAGGAACTGGATGATTTGGGAAAAGGGCTGAATCAGCTGTTCAAAGATGAGCCGGAATTGTTTTTGCAATTATATGGACAGGCGAAAAAAGGGATGGATTTGAAAGCAATGCAGGAAATCTTAGCGCCGGACGGAGAGAAGGTATATAGCATAAGAATCCAAGGACATGGACGTATCATGCTGATTATGAAGGATACAGAGAATGAAATCACAGTTTTCAAAGTGAGAAGCAACGAAAAGGAGCGCTATGATTGGAATAATGTGAAACATTATGTAGATACGCTTATATCAGAGAAGACAGCGAAAGAGCGCTGGGAGGAATTGTATCAAGAGACATTTCCGGAAAAGGAAGGAATTGCACCGGTGCAACAGACAAAACAAAGAAAAGAATCAAAAGTAAAACGGGCAAAAGTTCCGGAAAAGCCTAAAACGAAACCGAGTGATATCAAGGAAAATGCAAAAGAGCAAGAAGATGTGGAGAATCTTTCAGTGACAGCAGTTACAGAAAAGGTAGAGGAAGAAATTGCACCGGTGCAACAAACAGAGGAAACACAGAGCAAAGAGCAAGGTGAAGAGGAGCAGATTGAAGGTCAGATGAATGTGACAGATTATCCGGAATTAATGCCGGAAAGAACAGAACATATTCAGACACAAACTGCAGATGAAATCATAACGAGGAAAGAGTATTTAGATAATTTGACAGAATACGGGGCGGCAGAATACCTTTGCAAGCATTTAAAGCCGGAAGCGTTGGAAAATAAAGAAACGCTGGAAGAATGGCTTAAGGCAGAAGTAGATAAAAAATGGGGAATGGAAGTAGAACAGGCGTGAGTGAGGTAGACTACAGCGCATTTGCGTTCCCAAAAGCAAGTTGGAGAGAATCGAAAAAGCAGAAGCGGCAGCAGGAGACGAAAAAACGCAGTAAGAAACGAAAGAAACACCGGGAAAGCATCATGCATCCAAAGGGAATCGGCTATTGCTATCTATGTGCACGGCTGCACAATGATTATACATACAAGCCGACCCAAGAACATCACGTAATGTTTGGGTCCGGACAGCGCGAATTAAGCGAAGAATATGGACTCACAGTACAGCTTTGTATAGAACATCACAAAGAAGGACAGGAAGCAGCGCACAATAACCAAACAATCCGGGAATTGCTATGCAGAGATGCACAGGAAGCATTTATGGAAGAATATCCGGATTTGAACTGGATGGAGATATTTAAAAAGAATTATTGGAGGTAGGATGTGAAACAACCGAAAAAGCTGACATTACGTCAGAAAAAATTATTAAGAGCAAATAAATTAATTCCTGAAAACTGGATGCTGGTAAAGGAGACTGCAGACAGCTTGCAGATCATAAACAAATCCAGCAGAAAAATCAGGGAGATTAAAATTTAGGCACCAACTCTGTAAAAGGAGTAGGAATATATATCACAAAATTGTCAATACCCCAGGCACGACTGGGGGAAAGGAGGGCAAATGAAAGTAGAAGAAAACGAGAGGGACAAGAAACAAATAAAGAGGTTAAAAGAGCGGGATAAAAAGAAAACGTGTTTAAATCTAAGAGAATGTGGATGGATAAAATTCGCAACATGTCCGACATGCGGAAAGAGAATAAGTAATGTAGAAGGTGGAAAATTCTGTGCACACTGCGGACAGAGAATTGATTGGAACAAGAGAAACGATGTGGGAAATTATAAATAGATGGCAACGGAGCGCATTAGGTTCTAACAACCATAATGCGACCCCCGTGATCTCTAATTAACACCATCTACTATATATACACTCGAACCGAGAAAAACTAACGCTGTTTTTCGAAAAAAGTTAAAAAATTAAGGAGATTATAAAAATGGGAAGATGTAAAGGATATACATGTTTGAAATATGATGATGATAGATGTTGTTATGAGTGTGAGGAAAAAGAACAGTGCTCAGTCGTGTGCAAAATAGCACAAGAAAAAAAGAAGTGTACATCATATGACATGCACACAAAAGAAGAAAGAGTGCGTTTAAATAAACAAAAAGTGAGTAATTTTATCCGGGATGTAATCGGAGTAGCCGTATGGGTTTTAACAGCAATCGGAACAATAGAGCTGTTTGGAGATTTAGGCGGAACAATTATATTTGTGATGATTGTGATTGTGGTGTGGCTATTACCTGATAAGGAGGAAGAATATGAAAATATTTTTTGATAGCGAGGAAGATTACGAGGCGAGACTTAAGGGAGGTGGTGCCAGTGGGAAAAGTAAGACCGATAAACGAGAAGAAATACGATGTAAGCAAACATAGATTCTTAGAGCTGTACCACTTTTGCATGCAATACAACGAATGGAAAGACGAACTAAAATACAAGACAGACACAGTAAAAAGTATTGAAGTAACAGACATGCCGACAAGTCACGGAAATGGAGATGCGACAGCGAGCTTGGCGATTAGAAGAGCAGATTTACAGAGAAAGTGCGAACTAATAGAACAAACAGCAATCGAAGCTGATCCGGATATATACCAATACATAATAAAGGGTGTTACGACGGACTATGCAACGTATAAATACCTAAGTCAAGTTCTTGGTATGCCGTGCGGAAAAGATATGTATTACAACCGACGAAGGAAATTTTACTGGTTGCTGTCAAATAAAATTTAAAAAGAACCGCACTCAGGGGACAACTTTATGTGTTATTATGATAGCGTCGAAAAAAACAGATAAGAGATTCAAAGTGGCAGCAGGCAGCAGTCTGTTGTCATTTTTATTTTAGATAAGAGGAATACAAGAAGATGGCTAAAGAATTCGCAAAGGGATTTTACAATTCAAAAATGTGGAAGAAATGCAGAGAAGCATACATTAAGCACAGAGAAGCGATAGATGGAGGGATGTGCGAGACATGTCATGAAGAACCAGGATATATAGTACATCACAAAGTAGGATTGACACCAAGCAACATAAATAATACAGACATCGCACTAAGCTTTAAGAATTTAAAATACGACTGTCATATTTGTCACAATAAAGAGGATAAGAAAGAGGAAATTAACGGACTTGTGAGAGTAGAATTTGATGAAGAGGGGAACGTAATATGTCAAGCCCCCCCTTAAAATAATAATATTTTTTAGGGCGGAAGACCGAGAGTCCTCATTCATTTAACACACAGGTTATCATAAGGGGGGTGTGGTATCTTGATAGATTATGATGAATTTGAAGAAGAGCAAAGACGAAGAGAGGCTGAATTTGACAGCGTTGCGGAGTATTTAGAGAAAAAGAAACGGATTGACAAAGAGGTGCGAAGATTAAAAAGATTGTTCTCAAAAATAGATGAAAATAAAAAGAAATTGGTATTTGCAACGATAGAAGACGTAGCTTTTTTAACAATTACAATGCAAGATTTAAGGGAGTCGATCATAAGGGATGGGACAACGGTGGAATACAAGAATGGAGAAAATCAATATGGCACAAAGCAAAGTCCAGATGCACAGCTATATCTGCAAATGTCACAGAAGCAAACACAAGCAATGAAAATATTGGTTGAGTGTTTACCTAAAACGGAAAAGCCTATGCAAGAAAATGATGGTTTTGATGATTTCTTGCGGGAGCGGATGAAATAATGAACGCAGCTAGAAAAATTATTTATGAGAAAAACTACAATCCGATAAGAGAGTATTGGGAGAAGATAAAAGAAAAACCGTTATTTGCAGAAATAGAAAAATTACAAACAGAGATACAGGAAGCAGAGTTGAAGGAAAATGTCAGCTCTGCTTTTTTGGTACAAAGAAAAGAAGAACTTGAAAAGAAAATAGAAAAACGGAGCAGTCTGAAAAAACAGTATTGTGTGATCAACACAAGCTGGAAAGTATACCGGATGTACAAAGAAATTATTCGTTTTTTAGATGATCCGGAAAGTGAATGGGAATATAACTCAGAAAGAGCGAATCATGCGATTGAGTTTATAGAAAATTATTGCAAACACAGTAAAGGCAAAATGGGTGGCCAACCTTTTATTTTGGAACTATGGCAAAAGGCATTGGTAGCAGCCACATTCGGAATTGTACATAAAATAACAGGCTTGAGGAAATACCGAGAGGTACTGCTTATGGTGGCACGTAAAAACGGTAAGTCCACTTTATCAGCTGCTATCGGTCTGTATATGCAGATGGCAGATGGAGAGCCGGGAGCAGAAGTGTATGCGGTTGCTACCAAAAAAGATCAAGCAAAAATCATTTGGTTGGAAGCAAAGCGCATGGTGAAAAAGAGCGGAGTGCTGCTAAAACGAAACAAACCTCTTGTTGCGGAATTAACTGCAGAGTTCAACGATAGCTTTTTCAAACCGCTCGGACGTGATTCGGAGACATTAGATGGATTGAATGTACATTGTGCAACGATGGACGAAATTCATGCGTGGACAGACGATAATCTGTATGACGTAATTGTGGACGGTACGAGTGCAAGAGAAGAACCTTTGATTTTTATCACAACAACAGCTGGAACAGTGAGAGAACATGTCTTCGACCGGAAATATGATGAGGCGGAGAATGTGATAAATGGATTCGAAGACCCGGAAGGTTACAAGGACGAACATTTACTTGCACTGATATATGAACTGGATAACCGAAAAGAATGGACGAATCCAGAAACATACATCAAGGCAAATCCGGGGCTGGGAACAATTAAAAGACTGGACCAGCTTGAGGCGAAAGTTGCAAAAGCAAAGTTGAATTCATTGCTTGTAAAGAATCTGTTGTGTAAAGATTTTAATGTACCAGAGACAACGGCAGAAGCATGGCTGACATTGGAGGAAGCGGATAATAAGGATACTTATAATCTAAAGGAACTGAATCCAAGATATGGAATCGGAGGAGCGGACTTGTCAGAGACAACAGACCTTACGGCGGCAAAAGTAATCTTTATGGTACCGGGAGATCCTCATATTTATGTATTGCAAATGTACTGGATACCGGAAGATTTGGTAGAAAAGCGTGTGATAGAGGATAAAATACCATATGACATATGGATACAAAAAGGGTATGTAAGGACATGTCCGGGAAATAAGAATCATCCAAAGTATGTTACAGAGTGGTTTAAAGAAGTTCAGAACGAACTGGATATTTATATATATGCAGTTGGATATGATGCATGGTCGGCGGCGTATTGGGTAGATGAAATGGAAATGGAATTTGGGAAGAATGTAATGATACCGGTAAGACAGGGAAAACAGACTTTATCTGCTCCGATGAAAAATATGAAAGCAGACCTGCAGGCGAAATTGATAAATTACAACAATAATCCGATTGACAGATGGTGCTTGTGCAATACAGCGGTAGATATTGATAAAAATGACAATATACAACCGCACAAGACAAGCAATCAAAGAAGACGAATCGATGGAACAGCAGCTTTGTTAGATGCTTATGTTGTACTGGAAGAAAAAATGAATGAATATCTAAGCGTAATTTAAGGAGGAGTTATGAGATTATTTCGGAAAAGAGAGCCAACAAAGAATCAGGGAGAATCAAAAGCTGAAAATACAGTGTTGAAAATGGTTACAACACTGGGAGAGTTTTACTACGCATGGGGAGGAACAATGTACAAAAGTGATATTGTCAGGGCATGTATCCGGCCAAAAGTAAAAGCGATTGGGAAGTTAGTTGGAAAGCATATCAGAGACGATCCGGCGAATGGAGGACTAAAGGTAAATCCAGATGCCAATATACGCTTTTTACTATCGGAACCCAACCCATATATGACTGCTCAACAGATGCAGGAAAAAGTAGCAAATCAACTTTGCCTAAATAACAATGCATTCATATTGATTGTACGAGATGAAAATGGGAAACCAGTACAGCTATATCCTGTACCGTGTGTATCAGCAGAGACAAAATACAATCAGAGAGGGGAATTATTTTTAAAATTTACATACAGAAATGGAAAGGCGGGGGTGTTTCGATATTCGGATATTATCCATCTCAGACAGGATTACAACGAAAATGATTTATTTGGAGAAAGCCCTGCACCTGCATTAGCGGAGATGATGGAAGTTATCGGGACCATTGATAGAAGTATTGTAAAGGCAATCAAAAATAGTAGTGTAGTTCGATGGTTATTGACGTTTACAGCATCTATGAGAGATGAAGATGTCAAGAAAAATGTAGAAAAATTTGTAGAAAACTATCTTGCGGTAGAAACGGATACGTTTGGGGCAGCAGGTGTAGATGCAAAAGCCAATGTGCAGCGAATTGAACCAAAAGATTATGTGCCAAACGCAGCAGTGACAGACAGAACAGTGGAGAGAATTTATTCGTTCTTCAACACAAACAAGAAGATTGTACAGAGTGACTACACAGAGAATGAATGGACGGCATACTATGAAGCGGAAGTAGAACCTGTGGTAATACAGTTGTATCAAACGTATACGATAGGGATTTTCTCGAGAAAAGAAAGAGGATTTGGAAACCGAATTGTATTTGAAGCAAACAATCTGCAGTGTGCTAGTTTAACGACAAAACTTGCATTTCAGGCGATGGTAGACAGAGGTGCAATGACACCGAATGAATGGAGAGCAACAATGAATTTAGCACCGTTGCCGGGAGGAGACCAGCCAATCAGAAGATTGGATACGCAGGTTGTGAATATGCTGGAAGAGTGCTTGGGTAAAATGAACCAAGAAAACTATGTGCAAATGGCAAATCTTATGGGACAAATCTTAAAAAGCGCATATTTAGATATGTATGGAGGAGGTGAAAAGATTGAAAAAACGAATTGACATTAGAGGAGTTATGATTCCAAACGATTACAAATTCTTCTACAATTTCTTCAAAGCAGACAGCACCTGTCCGGAAGATGTCAAAAGAGTATTGGATACCGCGCAGCCGGGAGATGAAATCGAGGTGTATATCAACTCCGGAGGAGGGGTGATTGATGTAGGAAGTGAAATTTACACGATGCTTCGAAGCTGTGAGAATGTAAAAATCTATATTACGGGAGAAGCGTGTAGCGCAGCATCGATTGTGGCAATGGCAGGATATTGCGAGATGTCACCAACAGCGCTTATGATGGTACATTGTGTGTCGACTGGTGCACGGGGAAATCATAGTGCAATGGAGCATACGGCGGAAGTTTTACGGACGGCAGATAAGGCACTTTGTAGCGCATATACAACGAAGACTGGAATGAGCGAAGATGAAGCATTGAATATGATGGAGCATGAAACATGGCTTACAGCCGAACAGGCAAAAGAAAAGAAGTTAGTTGATGCAATTATGTTTGAAGAGAAAGAAGAAAAAAGCTTCATGGTTGCAGGAAACTTTGAACTTCCAAGCGAAGAGATGTTAGGAAGAATCAGACAAATCATGGGGCAAACAGAAGAACCAAAACAAGGAGATTCTGTTTTTTTGTTACAACAAAAACTAAATTTTTTGAGAATGAAGGGAGAAACAAGATGAATAAGAAACAGTACGAAGCAATGAGAAAAGCACTGATGGACGAAGCGCAGAACCTATTAAATAACGGAGACGCAGAAGGTGCAGAAAAGAAGATGGACGAAGTGAAAGATTTAGATAACAAATGGGATGCAATCGCACAGGCGCAGGCGAATTTTAATGCGTTAAACAATGAACCGCTTGCAATGAATCCATTTGGACAGACAGGAGAAATATTGGATTTTGTAAATGGAGAAGAACCAAAGAATGATGTAGAGCGACGTTGGGAATCAGATGAATATAAAAATGCATGGGCAAAACATCTGATGAACAAAAAAATGACTAACGATGAAGCACAGACATTTAAAATGGTTAATGAAGCATATACACATACGACAGAGAATACAGGAGTGGTAATTCCAAAAACCGTGGCAAAAGGAATATGGGAAATGGCAGGGGAAATGTATCCGTACTTCCAGGATGTAACAAAAACCTATGTGCCTGGAGTGTTGTCCATGATCCAAGAAGAAACGTCAAGTGATTCAGGATGGTATACAGAAGATGCACCGACAGAAGACGGAAAAGAAACACTTAAAGAGTTTACATTAAGCGGATGTGAATTATCAAGATCAATTACAGTCTCTTGGAAATTAAGAGAAATGGCAATTGAAGATTTCATACCATATATCCAAAGAAAAATGGCGAAAAAAATGGGAGCTGGAGCAGGATATGGTGTAACACATGGGGCGGGTCCAACGGCGGAATCTGGAAAGCCGGAACCGACAGGAACAGTAACGGCATTGCTGACGGAGCCGAGTAAACCACAAGTAGTAGAATACGAAAATGGTACAGTGCCGACATGGGAACAGATCACACGGACAAGAGGAAAGGTAAAAAGTGGATATGGAACAGGATTAAATATCTACGCAAATTCCAATACAATTTGGAATAAATTAGCGAACATCACGGACAAGATAGGAAGACCTATTTTTATGGCGGATGGTGCGACAGGGGTGTATAAAGTCCTTGGGCTAACTGTTAAAGAGGACGACTCTATGAAAGATGGAGAAATTTTATTCTCAAACCCAATAGAGGGATACCATACAAACATTAATAAAGAGATGTCTGTTGCGGTAGAAGAACATGTTAAGGATAGAAAAGCAGATTATTGCGGATATGCAATTATGGATGGAAATGTTGTGACAAATAAAGCGCATGCATTGTTGATGGAAGGAGAACTGGGAAAATAGTAAGCTCTGACATTCTGACAGTGCCAGCGGCGGGTCAGAGCTTATATGGAAAGTCCGTTGGAGAAATGATTGCAGATGATGTGAAAGTATTGGAAGATGGAAGTGTACATGGAACATTCCATTATGTAACGGGTTATACAGGATTCAATGATAGCAAGACTGAAGAACAGGAAGGATACTACTTCCCATTTACACTTGCAAAAACGGGTACAAAAATGACCTTGAAGAAAAACGGGAAAAATGTAAAGAAAGATATTGCTTGGGAAGCAGATAATGTATTCCGGGTTGCAGCAGGAGATACATTTACAGTAAATGTAGATGGAACAGATGTTGTGACGTTTAGCTTTACTAAGGCAACTTTTGAACCCAAACAGGAATAGGGGAGATGTCCAGTGGAAGAAATTAATTACGAAATTGTTGAAAAATTGATGCAAAGAGTAAGAGTTGGGACATCGGCAGCCGATGAACTGGAAGACTTAGCAAAATCATGTATGAGAGAGTTGGAAATATCGGGCGTTTACGGAAGTGTAGACGACCCGACATATTTTCAGGCGATTGTCTTATATTGCAAGGCAAACTATGGATACGATGAGAAAACAGAAAGATTCCAAAAGGCATTTGAAAAACTTAAAGACGCAATGAAACTTTCGGGAGATTACGAAAAGGGAGGATAATATGGAAATCAAACTGATAATAACAAAAACAGAAAAGGATAAAGATGGATTTCCGAGCGAAATAAAGAAATTGATCAGAGTATTTGCGGAAGAAAAATCTGTTACGAGGACGGAAGCGTATGAATCCATGAAAGCGGGAGTAAATGTTAAAACGGTATATGAAATAAGGCAAGAAGATTGGGAATACGCAAAAAAACTCGCAGACAGAAGATGTATAGAAAAGATAATCGGATGCGATGAAAAAGAATATAAAATCGTGAGAACTTATAAAGTGGGAAAAGCGAAAATAGAAGTGGTGTGCGGATAAATGTTTGAAGAGTTTGGATTTGATGAGTTAGCAAAAGAATTAGAACAATTGGGAGACATTGACAGATACGCACCGGAATTACTTTCAGAAGCAGCTCCAATACTTGAAAGAGAATTAAAAAAAGAAGTATCGAAAGAAACCAATAGAGGATATGCGAAAGGAGATTTAAAGAAATCTATAAAACCGATGAAACCAGGAAGAAACAAGTATGGGCATTATATAGCGGTAACAGCTACAGGGAAGGACAGAAAAGGAGTCCGAAATAATGAAAAACTTGCGTATTTGGAATATGGAACATCGAAGCAGCAGGCAAGACCGGTAATTGGGAAAGCAGTACATCATTCTGAGAATGAGTGCTTACAGATTATGCAGGAGAAGTTTAATGAGGTGGTAGGGAAATGAACGTAAACCAAAAAATTGAACAGGCGCTTTCGGGAGTCGTGACAGAAATATACCCGCTAACCTATCCGTATGACGAAAGCAAACCGGATATTTATATTGTGTATAACCCGGAATTAGATACACCGGGGCTTTATGCGGACGATGAGGATCAGGAATGGATGCAGTACATGCAGATTCATTTGTACAAAAAAGGAAATTACATCGAAAAAAGGAAAGAAATAAAGGAAAAGTTAAGAGAGAATGGAATGGTTGTAACGGACATTGAAACAATGTATGAAAAAGATGGAGGATACAACCATTTGTGCTTTAGTTGTTATGTAGAGGAGGATGAGTAATGGCATTTATAGGAGTTGCGAGTCCGATAATTGCAAAATATGAAGAAAATAACGGAAATATAACTTATTCAGAAGGGTTTCGGTTTGGGAAGGCGATAAAGGTAGTAATATCACCGAATTATGAGGATGTAAGTGAATACGGAGGAATAAACGACATAGATGAAGAAGAAGAATTCTCTGATGCAGACATAACAATGAACACAAGTGAAACATCGGAAGAGGCTGAGCTACTTATGTTTGGGCATATTGCAAACGGAGATGAAGTGGTATCAGGAACAGAAGATAGGGCAAATTATGTCGGGATGGGAATTAGAGTTGCGGAAGTGGTAAAAGGGAAGAGAATATATGTGGCTATATGGATACATAAAGTGAAATTTTCAGACGGAGAACAGGAACACGAGACGAAAGGGGACTCTATTAAATACGGAACGCCGGAGATAAAAGGGAAGGCAGTACCGGATTATAATGGAAAATGGAGAACAAAAAAACGATTTTGGACAAAAGAAGAAGCCAACGAATGGTTACAACGAAAAGCAGGAATTTAAGGAGGAAATGAAAATGGCATATGTAGGACTTAGAAAACCAATTGTAGCAAAAATGACAGGAGAAAAGACATATGACGAACCGTTTGCTTTTGGAAAGGCAGTGGGGTTACAAGTTACACCAAATTATGCGGAAGGAAGCTTAAATGCGGATGACGAGCAGGCGGAATACGACAAGGAATTTAATTACGCAGAGGTTACGCTAAATACAAGTACAATTCCAATCACGGCACATGAAAAAATGTTTGGGCATAAAATCAATGAAGAAATGAATGGTGTCACATTCAATAAAGACGATCAAGCAAACTATGTAGGTCTTGGTTGGATATCAGTTGAAAAGGTCAATGGGAAACGTTCATTTATTGGAAATGTATTGTATAAAACAAAATTCTCAGAGCCATCAGAAGACTATGCGACAAAGGCGGATGCGATTGAATACAAGACACCGTCCATCACAGGAAGAGCATTGGCAGCAGGCGATGGGGATTGGAAAGACACACAAAGCTTTGATACAGTGCAGGAGGCATTGAATTGGGTTTATGAAAAGCTAGGAGCTACATTAAAGAAGCTAGCGATTAAGAGCGCTGCAAGTGCGACGGAGACAGGAAAAACAAAGATTGCGGTAACGGGACAGAAAGATGAAACCAATACATATTTTTATAAAACAGGAGAATCGGTAACGATGCCGGCTTATAACGAGGTGTGTAGTGCGGCAATGGGGTGGAAAACATGGGATGGAACGGCTGAAATTGTGGCGAAAACAGGAAATAAAATTGTGATTGTGGAAGCTACAGCAGAAGGAAATCTTGCAAAGAAAGCAGGAGAGACTACCGTTACATCGAAATAAACGTTAAATACAAGGGAGGACAAGTAATAATGTTTGAGAAAGTAAATTATATTGAATTATCAGGGGATAGCTATCCCCTGAAATGTGATATTTTAGTATTAGAAAAAATTCAAGAGGAGTATAAAAATCTGACAGAGTTTGAAAATAATTTAACTGGATTTGTACCGGAACGTGATAAAGACGGAGAAATCGTAAAAAATGAAGAGGGGTACATGATTGGTTCCTACGGGATTCCAGACGCAAAAACACTAAGAAAAGCATTGGCGTGGATGGTGCAGGAAGGAATGGAAATTGAAAGCAGACAAGCAGACATTACAGAGATTGAACTTGCAAGAAAAGTGGATATGTCTCCAGTGGAACTTGGACGCGTGCTGAAAAATGAATTTTCAAAGTGTTTCGAAAGAAAAAACGGGGAGACCACGCAGAGGGAGACGGAGGAGACTCAGAAATAAACTTTGCGTGGATCGTATATGTCGGAATGGACATCGGATACAGCGAAAAAGAAGTAGCTCATATGTATTATGGAAAGTGGTGCGATCTGTTTGAAGAATGGAAAAATATGCACAATATCAGAATGAAAAGAATGGTGTTTGAAGAGGAAAAAGTGCAATCGCTTATGGATTTATAAAAGGAAATGTGGTAATATAAAACCATAGGAGGAGATAAAAATGAAACTAAGCAGATGCATGATTGTGTTAAAGGGAATAATATCATATTGTATGAAATATAGACCATATATGACAACATGGATAGTAGCATTGTTGCTTGGTGGACTGTGGATTGGACTTAATGGAGAATTTACAGTGGGGATTTTGATGGCGCTGATTCTGATTACGCTTCCGATTATAATAAAAAAAATTCTGCTTGCGATAAGCAGAGTTGGTGGAAGAAATCGTTATGATGAGGAATTATTAAGAGTAGCACCAAAAGGAAGATTTGTAAATTATCTAAAAAGATATATAGAAAAATACGAATAATAAAATTTAGAGAGAACATCTATCAAAAACGGTAGGTGTTCTTTTTATATAAAGTTTTTAAGCGAAGGCAGGTGAGAAAATGGCAAAGAAAAAAATAGGCGCTTATATTACGCTGGATGGAGAAAAAGAGTTTCGTTCTGCCGTGAGCTCGTGTAATAAGAACCTTGCGACAATGAAGTCTGAGATGAAACTTGTGGAAGCACAGACAGCTGGAAGTGCGAATACACTTGACACACTGAAAAGAAAGCACGAAGTGCTATCGGATACGTTGGAAGAGCAAATCAAAAAAGAGGAAGCTGTAAGAACAGGATTAAAACACGCAGAGCAGCAATATGAAAAAGTTGGAAAAGAACTGACGGAATACAAGGAACAGTTACAAAAAGCTAAAGATGCGCTGAGCGAAATGGAAAATACATCTGACGCATCGAAAAAGGAACTGGAAAAACAGAGAGAGTCCGTTGAACTACTTTCGAGGGCAGTAGAAAAAGGGGAAGCAACCTATCAAAGAGCTGGGAATCGAGTACAGGATTGGAAAAAACAGTTAAACAATGCAGAGGCACAGACAATCCGAAGTACAAAAGCACTGAATGAAAATGCGACTTACATGAAAGAAGCGGAGTCGGCAACAGATAGTTGTGCGAAAAGTATTGATAATTTTGGAAACAAAACAGACGATACAGCCGAAAAAATCACAAGCCTTGGAACAATTATAAAAGCCAATCTGACAAATACGGCATTAAATACAGGGAAGGCGCTGGTGGAGGATGTTTTCACAAGTGCGGCTCAAGGGACGCTAGAACTTCAGGATGCTCAAAATCAATTAAGAGCAAGCACAGGAGCAACAGCGGAGGTCACAAAAGAATACAATGCTCAGATGCAGGAATTGTATAAAGGGGGATATGCAGATTCTATAAATGATGTTGCGAATGCAATGGCTCTTGTAAAGCAGTACACAAATGAGACGGATCCAACAAAAATAAAGGAACTAGCTGAAAACGGTATTACATTGCAAGACGTATTTGAAATGGATTTAAGTGAGTCTATACGAGGGATAGACGCACTTATGGACAACATGGGATTAAGTGCAGAGCAGGCGTTTGATTACATGGCAGCAGGTGCACAGAACGGACTGGATAAATCAGGAGAACTTGCAGATAACATTGCGGAATACAGTCAGCTGTGGGGACAAGCTGGGTTTTCGGCAGAAGAAATGTTTTCAATTCTACAAAATGGACTTGATTCAGGGGCTTACAATCTTGATAAAATAAACGATTATGTGAAGGAGTTCGGCATAAGCCTAGCGGATGGAAGAATTGAAGAAAACCTAAACGCTTTTTCTGTGGAGACGCAAGGGCTATTCCAACAGTGGAAAAACGGAGAAGTGACAACGAAACAGGTATTCCAATCTGTGATTTCGGATTTGGCAAGCATGGAGAACCAGCAACGAGCTCTGACAATTGCAAGCAACACATGGAGTTCGCTCGGAGAGGATAACGCCATGAAAGTTATCGCTTCGCTGAACAATGTAAATCACACATATAAGAATGTGCACGGTACGATGGAGGAAATTAAAAATATCAAGTACGACAGTGTAGCGAACCAATGGAAAATGTTAGGAAGAACATTTCAAACGGATGTGATGCAGCCGGTTTTAGTGAAATTTCTTCCGGCTGCACAAAAAGGAATGAAAGTTCTAGCAGACAACATTGATACTATTGTACCGGTAGCAACTACAGCAGGAGCAGCGGTTGGAACAATATTTGTTGTGAATAAAAGTAAAAAATTCATTGGAGAAGTCAAAGAAGCAGGAGAGACAATCACTGATCTTGGGAAAAAGTTACTTGAATTTGTAGGAATCCGAACGGCAGAGACTGTAGCGGATACTGCATCAACGGCAGCAAAAGGGGCGCAGACAGCGGCGACGGTTGCACAAACTACGGCAACGACAGCACAGGCAACAGCGACCACTACAGCGGCAGTAGCACAAGAGGGATTGAATGTTGCTATGTCAGCAAATCCAATCGGATTGGTTGTGGCAGGTATCGCAACGCTAGTTACAGTGACGGCATTATTTGCAAAAGGAGTCGAAGAATCGAAAGATGAGGTCAGCGAACTAAAAAATGAAGCGGAAGAACTGAATGAAAAAGTAAAAACGACCTCGGAAGAACTTGAAGAATCTACATCGGCGATTAAGACATCTTTAGGGGAAGTTTCCGCAAGTAAAAATGTTGCTGGAAATCTCGTACAAGAGTTGGAACAATTAGCGGTCCAAACAAAAAGGACTGCAGAAGAGCAAAATAGAATGCAGGGAATTGTAATGCAGCTCAATACGATGTTCCCTGAAATGGGACTTGAACTGGATAAAGTATCCGGAAAATTAAACATGAGCTCCGAAGAAATGAAAGGGTTCATAGATTCGTCGATCGAAATGCAAAAAATCCAAGTCGTGCAGGAAAAAATGACGAAAAGTGTAGAGAAGTTAGTAGATGCACAGATTGAAGAGGCGGAAGCAGCGGAAAAGTTAAAAGGAATTAACGATAAGTTAAAAAACATTGACAGCAAAAGAACAGAATTGAATGATGCAATTACAAAGCAAAGCGAAGAGGCGAGAGAGGCACAAGAAAAATATAGCGAGGCATTGCGAGAAGGCGCTGACAATGTAAATGAGCTATATGCTGCAACGATGAATCAGAAGGAAGTTACAATCGAATACAACGGAGAAGTAATGACAACAATGGAAGCTTTGCAACGCATGGCAGAAGATGAGCAGGACTTAAAAGATGTAAAAAAAGATTATACACAAGCCCAAAAAGATGCCAATGATGCGATTGAAAAGGCGAATGAACAGATGGAACCATATATGCAGTACCTAAATGGAATGGCAGATGCGACAGAAAAAGGCACAGAAAACACTGCAAAAAACACAGAAGAAAAAGCAAAAGCAGCAGAGCAGGCGCAGGTCAGCATTGAAATGGCTGGAAAAGAAATGGAGGCGTACAATGCGCTGTCATTTGAGCAGCAAACAATGGCGACGAATGTAACTAATGCAGTTCTGACGATGCAAGAAAATGTACAAGGTGCTTTAGAATCTCAAATGGACATGTTCGAAAAATTCGATGGAGGGGTTGAAATTTCGACGGAACAGTTGCTTGCAAATATGCAAAGTCAGGTAGATGGCGTAACGCAATGGGAACAAAACCTTTCCTCGTTAGCAGATAAGGGAATCAATCAAGGGATCTTACAAAAACTTGCAGAAATGGGTCCGCAGGGTTCCGGATATGTGCAGGCATTTAACAACATGACAAGCGATGAAATTGCGAAAGCGAATGAACTGTGGAATCAGAGCATCGATATAAAAGGAATGACGAATGAATGGGGGCAACAATTACTCACTTCAGGTGCAACGAATATCGCTGGAGGGATGGAAAACTTAACGCCGATTATGCAACAGAGTGGAGCAAATACTGTTTTAGGACTGGTGCAAGGGATGCAGCAGGCGCAGAAAATGTCAGAGGCAGCAGGAAAAGACTTGGGTGTGAAAACGATTGAATCGGTAAACAACGCACTTGGAGTACATTCGCCGTCAGTCAAAATGAAAGAATCAGGAAAAAATGTAAACATTGGACTTGTGTTAGGAATGAATGAAAATAAGTCGGCAGTGCAAACAGTGGCAAAAGGAGTTGCAACAGCAGTGATAAAGACAATGGGAACAATGCTTAACAAAGCGAGGTTTCAGGAGTATGGAAAGAATGTTTCACAAGGACTTGCAGAAGGCATTATAAGCGGAAGGTCAGGCGTGATATCAGCAGCGACAAACGTGGCAACAGAAAGTATAAGAGCTGCTAAGAATGCGTTGGACATCAATTCTCCGTCGAAAAAATTCAAAGCACTTGGAAAAGGAACGATGGAAGGATATATTCTTGGAATACAAGAAGAGACAGGAAAAGTAAATAAAGAAGTAGAGAAATCATTGGATTTTGGAAATATGCAAAGAAAATTAAACGCACGATACGGAAGCATAGAGGCGAGAGAAAACGAAAATATGTTGGCAAAAATAGAGAGTATTATGAGTAAAATGAAAGTTGTTGCGTATTTAAATGGACGAGAAGTAACGAGAGGATTATCTGATATGGGGGTGGTTTTCCGTGCTGATTTATAAAAGTGGGAGTGCAGGAGAAACGCTAGAACTGTCAGGAAAGAATGTAAAGGCACATTTAAGAACGTCTGACCTATATGACTATGAATGGGAAGTAGAAGCAAGAAAATTAGGATTAGGAACAAGAGTGATTGCATTTGCGAAAAAACAAGCAGAACACACGCTTGTGGTTGATTTTATTGGAAACAACGAAGAGAGAAAGCGAGCGGCAAACCGGTTGTTTGAAATTACAGAAAGAGATATCGTTGAGAAGAAAGCTGGAAAATTATATTTAGGAGACTACTATAAAGAGTGCTATATAATAAATGGGAAAAACAAAGGAGTCCAAAAGCGAAGCAATGTAGTGCAGATGGAAATGGGGATATATGCGGGGAATTCGTTTTGGATAAAAGAAAAAATGTTCTCTTATCCGATTTTTGACGGTGATGAAAGCGACAATTTTTTAGAATTTCCATACGATTTTCCTTTTGACTACACGAGCCAGCAGAAAGGTATTTCTGTACTTGATAATGATCACTATGCAGATGCTAATTTTAATATGATCATATACGGACCTGTCGTCGACCCGATTGTGAACATTGGAGGATATCCTTACGAAGTAAATACAACCGTGGAAGAAAATGAATATCTTGTGATAGATAGTACAAAAAACGCTGTGACAAGAACACTGACGGACGGAACAATCGTGAGTGAATACAACAATCGAAGCTTCGAAAATAGTGTATTTCGACCGGTTCCGCCAGGAAATCATAACGTGGTGTGGAGTGGTGATTTTGGGTGGGACATTACACTTTATCAAGAGAGGAGTGAGCCAAAATGGTAACGCTTGCAAACAAAAACAGGGAGGAGATCAGGTTGGCAGACGAACTGGAAGGAGATTTTGCAGTCGGAAACGAAAATGATTTTGAGATGATATCTTCCGTTTCGGACTGGACAGGAGACATTGACTTTGGAAGCTATCTGTACATACCGAACACTGAGTTTGGAGGAATTGTTTTGGAAATCGAAAGCAGCACCGGACAGAATCAAATCTTTGTGCGCGGATCCACGTGGCGCGGGATGCTGACAAAGAAGATCATAGAGCCTAAAACCGGAGAAGATTATAGAATTGTCTCCGGGAGAGTGGAGGATACAGTGAGGGAACTGGTTATAGAGTGTGGACTGGATTCCCTTTTTTCTGTTCCGACAACCGAAGACGAGACAGAGATTAAATTCAAATTTGACCGTTATTGCACACTGCTTGATGGACTCGAAAAGATGTTAAGCAGTATCGGATATCGATTAGATATCCGATACATAAAAACACGCTGGGAAGCGTATGTGCGATTACAACCGGTACCGGCAACGGATTTTTCTGACAAGGCAGAATTTAGCCAGGATGGAAAGCTGGTCTTTACCGCTCAGAATAATCAAGGTGGTATTAATCACCTGATCTGTCTCGGAAAGGGAGATTTGAAAGACCGGATTGTAAAACATCTATATGTGCAAAAAGACGGAAGTATTGGAAAATCGCCGTATTATACGGGACTGGATGAACGCGCAGAGACTTATAATTACAGCAGCACAGAAGAACCGGAGTTGACTGAAAAAGGAACAGAACGACTTCGGGAACTAATGAACAGTAAGAAGTTTGCAGTCGACATTGACGATGACATTGAAACAGAGATGCAGATCGGCGACATTGTCGGCGGTCGTGATTACATTACCGGAATTGTTGTAAAGAAACCGATTACCAGAAAAATCTTAAATATCAAAGATGGAACTTGCAAAACAGAATATAAGATAGAAGGAGATGATTAGAAAATGGCAATTGAAATTGTAACTGGCTATCAAGGGAAGCAGCATGTAACAGCGAATGATATCGGAGGCTTTCAACAGGGCGTTGTCGGAACGGGAGATTATGTGCTGAATGTCGGAAAAAAGGCAGAAGCAACACTGATATCGAATAACTCTGTCAGAATCAATGACGGAGAGTTGGTGATGCAGGGAGTGCACTGGCGCATCAAACCGAACACATATGAAAATGTAACAATCAATAATGGGGCACGGGGACAAAAGAGAAAAGATGCAATCGTAGCCCGTTATGCAAAAAACAGCAGCAGCGGTATTGAAAAAATAGAACTGGCGGTGTTGCAGGGGACAGCCACAACAGGAACACCGGTTGCGCCAACTCCGACGGAAGGGGATATCAGAACCGGAACGCTGAAACATGAAATGTTACTGTATATTGTCGAGTTGAATGGGCTGAATGTGGTTAGCGTAGAACCTGCGTTTGATGTATTGATGAACATGTCTATGATAAATGAAAGATTGTCCGATACATCGTACGAAATCATAAGGACCTCTAATGGATATGTAAAAAAATATAAAAATGGTTGGTTTGAATCTTTCATACAAACCATTACTAACAACTCTGATTTTGCATGGAATCAAATTGGTACAACCGGACTATATTATGCTAAATTCACGAATTTCGGGTTCGGAATAACAGCAACCAAAATTTTAAATATGCAAATGAGTGTAAGTAATAACGGCGTAATTTGGGGTGCCTGTCCGAGTCTCAGTGCAAGCAATAGCGCCATAGACGGTTTGGTCGTGCAATTCGGAAGAGATACAACGCGAAGCACAACTATACATGCTTACGTTGTCGGACATTGGAAATAGTATTATAGCGTTTATTTCCAACGCCCAATTGCGTACCAGTCAAAATTATGTGTATCTGGTTTGCTGTTATCTGTATATCGTGAGTACGCATACCCTTGACTAACTGTGTTTTTGGATGCAACCATGATTTCCACCACTTTTCCGGACATATATTGTCCTTGCACAAACAGCATGTAATCATTTGTGCTACCTGCAAAAGGTATTGGATAAGTTATCCTGCCAAAACCATCTGTATACGAGTAATTTGCAAGTCCCCATTGTACCAGCTTTCCGCTTGCATACTTTTCATAGTAGTTGTACCTTGATGCGATTTGGACTTTGCCGCTTTCGATCACATAATCTTTTATATCAGACAAACTTTCATTTTTTAATAGATGCCATCCGGGGCTATCCGGAAGAAAGGAGAAATATATGATTTTAAAATTTAATGATGCGACAGAACTACAAGCTCAATCAGCAGAACTTGTAGGAAACCTATTGCAAATCAAAACAATTAGTGTAACACAGGATGAACTTCGGACAAAATTTCAAGATGAATTTGCCTGCAAGAAAATCCAAGTAGTAGCGCGAGAACAGGCGGTTGCAGAGTATGAGAATTACACACAACTGCTACGTGTTGAAGAATACACAGGCGGAATACTCGGTGTAGCGATGGAACAAGTGGGTAAGAGTACTGAGGAACGATTGGCCGAAAATGAAGAGCAGGTAACAATCTTAAAAGAAGATGCAAAAAATGCTGATACGCAGATTACAGACTTGCAATTGGCAATCTGCGAATTATACGAGAATATGGGGGTGTAAGTATGAGTTATATCGCAAAAGTGTACGCAGAACTGATCAGAAAAGAAGAGAAAACAATTGATAGCGTACCGGAAAACTTAAAACAGGAAGTGCAGCAGATTCTTAGCCAAGAAAGCAATGGTTAAAAGGCTGCTGTTTTTCTTTACAAAAATATTGTTTCGGGAGGAGGTGGAAACGATGGCAGTAATTTATGCGACACTGATCGTAAAAGGGAAAAAGAAAATCGAAGATGTCCCGGCTAAAATCAGAGAACAGGTAAAAGAAATTTTGATGGATTTGGAAGTACCGGAATTGGAAGAGTAGGTGAAATGAACAGATGTTTACAGCAAAATTTAATGAAAATGAATCGTGCGCGAAAGTGCGCGGGTTATGGCAGTGGAGTTTTGGTCAGAAGTTAAAAATTGTAGGGGTTCCGGTATCGGAACATACGATTGAAGTGCATTTTTCTGAGGATGGAAATGAAGAAGCGCTGCGGGTCCTCGCAAATGTGGAGGACGGTGCGATCATATCAGATATTCCGAATGAGTTATTACGTTCCGGAAGAAACCTGCTTGCATATGTTTATTTCGCGAATGAAACAGAGGGAGCTACGGTGCGAAAAGTCAATATGTTTGTACGTCCACGAGCGAAACCACGTGATTACAGTGCACCGGAAGACAGGGATATGTTGCAACAGATTCTTGCGATTGCGAAAGGAAAAGCAGATGACTTAATACTAAGAGGGAAAATGTTGCAGCTTGCTTCGGAGGGAAAAGAAATTGGAAATGAGGTAGAACTTCCGGCAGGAACAGGAGAGGTAGAATCTCTTACAGATGCAGAAATCGACAAAATTATGGAAGGAGAATAAAAATGCCGAGAAAAGCAAAGATCATTACTGCTGTTGTGGCAGAAGGAGTGGAAAGGAAATATTTAGACCAAGATGGACTTGCGCACCTGGTAAAAAAGAATGATGAGAGGTATGTGAAACAGGAAGCAGGAAAAGGATTGTCATCAAATGATTTTACGAATGACTACAAACAAAAAATTGATGATTTAGTCTACGAAAAAATTAATTTTACATCCGCATATGCTACAAACGCATCAAACGAAATCGGTGCAACGGTTACAACAACAAAAGTAACGTTTGCACTTAATAAAACTCCGAAAACGCTTAAAATTAAGTTTGGATCTGACGTAGAAGAAGTATTAGGGAATGATGTTAGAAGTAAAGATTATTCGGGAAAATCAATTAAAACAAATACAAATATTGTATTAACAGCAACGGATGAAAGAGATGCATCTGCATCAAGGACGGTTACAATCACATTCCAACCTAAAGTTTATTGGGGCAAGAGTGCGAAGGAAACACTTGGTGATCCGGATGTACTTGCGCTGGAAGGCTCAGCACTTACAACGGCTAGGGCTCGTACATTTACCGTAAATGCAGGAGCAGGAGAAAAGATTGTGTATGTAATCCCTGCATCATTTGGCACACCGACATTTAATGTAGGTGGATTCGATGGAGGATTTAAGAAAATGCAGACGCTAGAATTTACAAACGCATCTGGACATACACAAAACTACGACATCTGGATGTCTGTAAATGCAGGACTTGGAAACACGACGGTGAAAGTATCATAAGGGAGGGTGATAATATGGCACAAAGTATTGAAGGTGGTGTTGTAATTGTCAATACCCTTAGCACAAAAAATAATGGAGACTATCCGCTATGTATGGCAGAGTCCGTGCAATTAAAAGAAGGAAAGTCGGTGGAGCAGAAAATTGGAGAATTAGAAGCAGGCGCCGGGAATGAAATCATCACAGATGAAGAAATTGATGAAATTTTTGAATAGGAAAAGGAGAAGAAAATAATGGCAAAATTTTTAGATTTAAGTGGATTAACACGTTTTAAGGATAAGATTCAAGAGTGGGTAAATGGTAAGTTTATCCCGACATCCGAAAAGGGAGCAGCGAATGGAGTTGCAAGTTTGGACGCGGCTGGAAAAGTGCCGACAGCACAACTGCCAAGCTATGTAGATGATGTACTGGAAGGATATCTGCATACGGATGGAAAGTTTTACAAAGAAGAAGCGCACACAACAGTTATCACAGGAGAAGCAGGTAAAATTTATGTGGATCTTAAGACCGGCAAGACTTACAGATGGTCCAGCACAACGTTTGTTGAGATCTCTGCAAGCCTTGCGCTCGGAGAAACATCTTCGACAGCATATCCGGGTGATAAAGGTAAAATTGCCTATGACCATGCACAGCTAAAAACGGGGAATCCACACGGAACTACGAAAACGGATATCGGTCTTGGGAACTTGACAAATGACAAACAAATGAAAGGTCTTGCATCCGGGACGACGGACGGACACGTAATGGCATTTGGTGCAGACGGATACACGCCTAAGGATACGGGATTTACGATTGGTACTTCCGTTCCTGTCGGCGCTAAGTTTACCGATACAACTTATGCTGTATTTAAGGGAGCGTCTACAATAGCCGGAACACAGGGGCTTGTACCGGCACCGCAGGAAGCCGACAAAGACAAATACTTAAAAGGTGATGGAACTTGGGGAGAGATGTCACAAATAAGCATCGAATCTATAACAAACAGTGAGATTGATGACCTCTTCCGGTAAGCAAGGAGGTGGTGTGATGCCAGAGTTTATAAAATGGATACTAAAAATTTCCGGAAAAGAACGGGCTGCAAAAAAATTTTTAGATTACTACGGTTTGATATACCTTGTTGAAAAGTTAAAAGAGCCTGTTTGCGATAAATTGCTTACGGAAACAAGTAAAACGGACTGGACAAATGTTTCACTCTCAAATAGATTGTATCAGTATAAATATTTGACAGTCGCAATCATATTTGATGGAGCAATCGTTGGAATTGAAAATGTTCCGATGCCGATCGTAGAGCAGAGAAACAGTGAGAAGAAATGCATCAGAGTATCTTGCCCAACGGATTACGGTGATATGTCTGCTTACATATATTATGTATCCGATAATGTACTTAAAATCAAAACATCAATTGTAAATGTAGAGTTGTATGGATCGATTTAGGGAGTCACAAATATGGAAATCAGAGCAGGACCGTGAAAGGTCTTTTTATTTTACAGAAAATCGCAGGAGGATAAGTAATTGATTGAGTTTTTTAGAGAAAATTGGCAGATTCTTACATTTGTATGCACCTGTATGGCATATCTATTTAAACAGATACTTGCCACAAGGCGTGGAATACGTGCTCTTCTTCGGGCAGACTTGATAAGACTGTATAATAAGTATCACGATGATTTAGGATATTGCCCAATCTATGTGAAGCAAAGCCTTGAGGATGAGTATAAACAGTATCATGCGTTAAAGGGAAATGGTGTAGGAACACAATTATATGAAGCGATAATGGCTCTTCCGACAGAGCCACAAGGAAAGGAGAATTAATATGGAACAGATTATGAATTACATAAAACCGGAACTTGTAGTAGTAGCAGTTGTATTATATTTTGTTGGAATAGGTCTGAAGCAAACTCAGACGGTGAAAGACAAATATATTCCGGCAATCTTAGGAGTTGTAGGTATCTTATTAGCTACCATCTATGTAATTGCTACATGTCCGCTTGGAACAATGCAAGATATTGCAATGGCAGTATTCACGGCGATTGTACAGGGGGTATTAGTAGCTGGGTTGAGTACATATGTAAATCAGATTATCAAACAGGTAAATAAAGCAGAATAGTGAGAGAGCAAGTAATCACTCTCTTTTTTTGAAAGGAGATTTTATTATGGCAAAAGTATTTTTGAGCGCAGGACACGGTGGCAATGATCCAGGAGCGGTAGCAAACGGATTAAAGGAAAAGGATATTAATCTGCAGGTTTTATTAGCTTGTAATGAGGTTTTGATTGCGCATGGCGTGCAAACAGTGTGCAGCAGAACACGAGATGAAAACGATTCGGTAAGCGAGGAAGTAAGAGAAGCAAATGCAAGCGGAGCGACATTAGCGGCATCTTTCCATGCCAATGCCGGAGGTGGACATGGTTTTGAGGGATACTACTATAGTTCAGACAGTAACGGAAAAAGATTGGTGGACATTGCAACAAAATATGTCGCACAATTAGGACAGGAAGCGCATGGATCAGCGGCGAAGAGCGGAAACAAGTTAATGTTTGTAAATTCTACGAAGATGACAGCAGTGCTTTTCGAAAGCTTTTTTGTTGATTCGGACGATTGCGCGATTGGGGACACAGTAGAGGAGCAGAGAACGTTTGGTGTAGCATATGCGAAAGCAATCCTAGAATATCTCGGAATCTCTTATAAGGGAGGCTTAGACTCAGCGAGTACCGGAGCGGGTGTTAATACAGTAAGACGTATCGGACCGGGTTCTGCGCACCTCTATTGTGATTGTCCGATTTACGACTCCTCTTGGCGTAACATAATCATTAACGGAAAGAAAGGCGATCACATTACCGTTTTAGACAGCGGTACAGAAGGTGTAAAGGTAAGACACAACAGCACAGTCGGTTACATGCATTGCAAGTATGTTATGCCAGATATCAAATCGGGAGATAAGCTCAGAACGGTAGAGGACATTACCGTGATAATCAAAAAAGGCACTGCACTTGTATCAAACGATGGTGGCTACATGGGAAATAAAGTGTTGGGAGAATTTGTTATTCCGTCAAAATCGGTTGAAAAAATCTAA